TTCGCCATCCAAGGAGCTTGCCTCCGAGTATTCCTCCACCAGCGCCTGCGAAAAGAGCCAGCTCATTCATCACCATCCTTATATTTAGCCAAGGCTGACACTTCAATGTGGTCTACCAAGCCTTGCAAGATCATGTGGGCAATGTCCACATCAGTGCCAGAGATGTATGCGTTATTCAGAGTCATTGATTCATCAAGGTCAGGCTCATAGGGTGCGCCATAGGAATCGGTCGAGCCTTTTTCGGCAGGGCAGTATTCCAAAAAGCATATAAGGTCAACATCTTCTACAGTGCAATCAAACTGAAACAAGTCTCTGGGGCAAGCGGGAGTTTTGTTCATGACGACCACCATGCCACAAGTAAAACGGCCAAGCCAACGCCAATGAAGGCAGCTGTCAAGCAATCCATAATGAAGTCTTCGTTTTCGGGTTTCATTTCGTTTCCAGTGTTGAGTAATAGGAGTAACGGAGTCTGACAGAATTTAATTATCTTGCAAGAAGTAATTCTGTCCATGTTGTTTTTTTGCATAAAGCGCAATTAAAATGCGACCATGGAATCAATTCACGACATCAAAGCAAAGGCCAAGGCTCACAAGATAACTATGTCTGCCGTGTGCAATGAGGCTGGCATCCAGCAGTCCCAAGTAAGCCGGTGGCTGTCTGGAACTGTGGAGCCATTGTGGACATCAGTCAATCAATTGCACTTGGCACTGAACAAACTGATTGACAAATCACCAGTCATTGTCGATTGAAGGTGCAGCTGGCGCCTTGCCAGCCACCACGCCAAAGTCAGATGCAGCCGATGGCTTTGCACCACCCAGCGAGTCACCCTTAGACAAAAGCATGATGTTATTCAAACCATACGACACGCCCTTATTGCCTGCCTGGTCATAAGCATAGGCATTCAAAGAAACGCGGCCATAGTCGCCAGAGACAATATCTTGTGATCCAAGAATGTCATGGCCATGGGCATCCACTGCGCCAGGCTTATTCGTGCTTTTAGTGTTGAAAAAGTAATGGCCTGCATATTCAGCACTCAGTGGTGATCCATCAGACTTGGTTTCAGTGTCGCCATCACGCAAGGGATTGCGGATGGTTTTCGGAATCTTGTCTCCGAACTTGGCAGTCAATGCCTCTTTAGCCGCGGCCTTTAACTGCGCCACTGTCTCGGTGTCAGTCTTTGGGACCAACACTTGCGTTGAGAACTCTTCTTTGCCGTTCATCTCATTTTTGCGAGCAGTCAAAGCTGAGAAGTATGAAAAACGAACTTTGCCGGTTACAACTCTGGTCATGGTTTTTTCCTTTTAAGGGTTTAGGGTTTTACGTTTCTGTCGTTAAACAGAAATTGCACTTTAGCACAAATCGTTTATGATGCAAACAACTTAAAACGAAGGAACCGATCATGCAGTTATTCCCCCATCAGCAAGAGGCCAAGCTCTTCTTGCTCTCTAGGCGCAGGGCCATACTGGCCGACCAGCCACGAGTTGGTAAGACGCTACCCACAGCAGCTGCTGCACTAGAAAACCTCCCAGCCCTAATCGTTTGCCCAGCCATTGCCAAGACAGTCTGGGAGGCGGCTTTTAACAAGCTCGCCCCCAATGTCTCAGTCTATGTGGTCAATGGAAAACGTGAGGCTTCAGAGGTGAATTCAGCAGATATCACCATCATTAACTACGATGTATTGCAGTATGGTGTTACGAATGTGGACAGATATAAGACTCTAGTTCTCGATGAATGCCACAGGATTAAGAATCCAAAGGCCCAAAGAACGAAGGCTGCCATGCTGGCCATGAAAAAGATTGGCCATGTGTATGCACTCAGTGGCACACCCATCCCAAACAGGCCGATTGAGCTGTGGCCCATCTTGCACGGCCTTGACATCTACAGAGGTGGCTGGTACGACTTTGCAGGCCGATACGCAAAGATGTGGGTCGCACCATGGGGCTTGGATACAAGTGGCGCCTCTAATCTGCCTGAACTCAAAGACATGATGAAACCACATGTTTTGAGACGCAAGAAGGAAGACATCTTTAAAGACTACAAAGACCCACAGGTCAGTTTGATCACTTTTGATTTGCCCAATGACCAGCGAGAGCAGGCATTTGATGCTGATGCATTGATGGCCAACCCGAATGCATTAATGGCCTTTGAAGGCTTGGCAGAGATCATGCGCGAGGCCGGTATGCGCAAGGTGCAATACGCTGCCGACTTTATTGATGACTTGCTCCAGGCTAACGAGCCAGTGGTGGTCTTTGCGCACCACAAGGATGTGGTCCAAGCTCTGCAAGATGAGCTGAAAGAACACAAACCCGTAGTCATTACGGGTGAAACGTCACGGGCCAAGCGCGACCATGCGCTTTTGTCTTTTCAGTTTGGCAAGACCAAATGCATCATTGGCAACATTGCCGCCATGTCTGAAGGTGTGGACCTATCGGCTGCCGACACCATTGTGTTTGTTGAATGCACTTGGTCCACATCTGCACTGGAGCAGGCCAGTAGCAGGGTCGAGAACATCAATAAATCTGGCATTCCACCCGTCATCTACATTCTGACCATCAAAGCAAGCCTAGACCACAACGTGCTGGCCAAGGTCTTAAAGAAGCTCAATGTCGTCAATCAGATTATTTAACCAGGAGAAACCATGCAACATGAAACCAGAAAACACGCCCGACTCTCAGCATCCAGAACAGACCGCTTCATGTCTTGCCCTGGCTCATACAGGCTTGAATCGCTCATGCCTTATGAACCCGCAGGCGAAGCCGCTGCCATTGGCACAGCGATCCATGAACTCTCTGAGATTATTCTTAGCAATGGTCAAGTGCCAGCTGGAACTGATCCGGACCATGTGGCCATGGCCCAAAACTATGCAGACTTTGTCAACACTCTGGTCGAGAATCCGCGCAAAAAACTGATTGAGGTCAACTTAGACGAAGGTCTCAAATCCCTGCATCCAGCGCTTGGCGGCACAGCTGATGCCATCCTGGTCGATGGCAACCATCTCCATGTCATTGATCTGAAGACTGGCCGTGTGGCTGTGGATGCCACCGACAACAAGCAACTGCTGACCTATGCACTTGGTGCGATGCGCCAGCTCAAGGCGCCAAGCACCATCGAATGCACCATGCACATCTTTCAGCCCCGTGTTGGCCATAGTCGCTGGACAGTGTCGGGCCAAGATTTAATAGAGCATGGGGAAAGACTCAAGGCCGCTGCCGAGCTGGCGCTCACAGGAGATGCACCTACAAACCCAAGTGTTGATGCCTGCCGGTACTGCAAGGCCAAGACCATCTGCCCATCTATGCGTGAGAAGGCCCAAGAGGTCGCTAGAAGCGATTTCAAGCCTGACACCACTGTCACCCCTGAGATGTTAGATAACGCGGCTTTAGTGACCGCATGGGCCGATGCCGTGCAATCTGCCGCCAAAGAGCAATTGGCCCAAGGCAAATCCATTCAAGGCTGGACCATGCGTCTTGGTCGCAAGACAAAGTTTTGGAAGGATGAGAAGCTGGTCCAAGAGGCATTTAAAGACTTGCTCATTGCTTGGGAACTCAAAAGCCCCAGTGCCGTTTTGAAACTCGGTGTCGAAGTATCCGAAGACCTAGTCGGTGAGAAGGTGGCTGCGTCTTCCCTAGTCAAAGAAAAATCAAAGGAATAGAATTCACATCCCTGCCAAAATAAAAGCCTGGCAGTGCGCAAACACCACCAGGCCAAATTTCAACTAAAGGCAACTCACAATGAAACACCCAACAAAAGGAATTTCAGTGCCAATCATAACTGAAACACCCCAAAACGACACATTCTCCAAGTCCCAGTCTGTCGCCTGCAAAATAGGCGCTGTCGCCCCAGATGCGGTCTTCTGTACCTTTGCCCTGCAAGGCTCAAAGAAAATCCCTTACAAGCGATCTGGCCAAGGTGTTGCCCGTGATACAGACCCAAATGATCTCTACAACGCTGAAGACATTTGGGCCATGGAAGAAGCGCCTCATGGACAGTATCTTGGTCTAGTCCAGCAGCGCCCGATCATCAGCGCATCAGGGAACTATTTGGTTTGCCTTGATGTAGATATGAAGCACGCCTCTGGCCCGACCAATGTTTCCATTCAGCGCATGGCCAAGTATGTCAAGGCCAACAATATGCTGACCGAGGTGTCAGTCTCAGGTCGTGGCCGTCATGTCTTCTTATGGGTCCAGCCCCCACCAGTCAAGGACATGATTCTCCCCAGGTACAAACTAGGCGGTGGTCAGGAACTTGAAGTATTTGGCCTGCCCAACAGTGCTGGCAAGTCAGTGCTACTCAGTGGCAATGCTGTGGCTGGTGAATTCCAAGAGGCCGTAGACCTCTACGATTTACTCAAGGACTGGGGCATCATTGAACAGCATCAATTGCAAGAACCAAGGCAAAATCTTTCAAATGAAAGATTTGACTTCACCCAATTAGGCTCAAGAATTGAAGACAGCGATTTTGATCGTGCCATCAAGGCTTTGCACCATATCAACCCAGACTGTGACTATGACCAATGGATTGAGCTTGGTCAAGCGCTGCACACCGAGTTTGGCGAGTCAGGTCTCGGCCCATGGATGCAGTGGTCTATGGCTGGCCAGAAGTTTGCCGGCACAAAAGACATTGAGACCCACTGGAAGAGCTTTCACCAGGGCAAGGGTGTGGGGCTTGGCACACTTTTTAAGTACGCCAAAGACAACGGCTGGGAAGCTCCAACCAAGCAGACCGAAAGAAAGTCAGCTGTGGAAGACTTTGCAGCCGTGATTGGCCAAGCTGAAGCGCAAACTGAAGCGCAAACTGAAGCGCAAACTGAAGCGCAAAAAGAGACCAAAGGCTGGCCAGAGCGCACATTGGCCATTGGCCAGATCAAACCCATCCGCTACATGGTCAAAGGCTTTTGGGCGCATAGTTTTATGGTGCTGGCCGGTCAGCCTGGCATCGGCAAGACCACCGCGGTCATATCCTTGTGCATGGTCATGGCAGGCTTACAGGCCAAAGACTGCGAACTCACTGCCACCAAAAAAAGAAAAACAATCATAGTCACTGAAGACTCGGACCAAGTCGAAAGAACTCTGACAGGGTATGCACGGCATTACGGCATCAGCGCCAATTCATTATCAGACTGGTTTGTCATCATCGATGCCAAGAGGTCTAATGTTAAAGATTTACTCATGCTGGCACATAATGTGATTCACCACACAATAGATAATGTCCGGCCATTATTGGTATTAGATACTGCTAACGCGACAATGGATATTGATAATGAGAATGACAACTCTGAAGTCGGTGCATATATTGCAGCACTAAAACAAACAATCTATATTCAGCTGGATACACCAGTCTGCATCATCACACACACCAACAAGACCATCAGCAAGTCAGACTCAGATGCTACAGCCCGTGGAGCTTCTGCATTCACCGGTGATGCAACCCTGACCGGTGTTCTCTTTGAAGATGAGACCAAGACCCGCTATATGCGCTTAGTCAAAACCCGTTACCAGCCCAACTTCAGAGAAATCAAATTCCAAAGTGATGTCTTTGCCGACACAGTGCTGGATGAAGATGGGGATATCCAAGAGCAGATGGTGCTGCTGGTCGTGCCGGCCATGTCATCGGAAGATGACCGAAGACAGGCAGCCAACGACCGGCAGAACGATAAGAAGCAGCAGCAAGTCCAAGATGCGTGTGATGCGGCCTGCAACTTTGTCCAGTCCATCATCAATGCCAAAGGCGCTGTCATCATGCGCAGAGGGTCAGGCCGGCCAAGTGTCCCAAAAGAACTCACAACAATGCACCAGCTGGAGTGGGCTGACATCTATCAGGCCGTGCCAGCATCAGACCAAAGCTAC